AGACTCTGATGAGTTCCAAATGTCATACAACTGTAAGTGGCTACTTGAACGAGGAATGTTCATTACCTCATCTAAGATGGATGAGCTTGGCGATACTTCACAGGAGTTAGTTAAGTCTTGGCATAAGACACCTTGTGTTGTAGGTATTGACCCTGCACGTAAAACTGACTCAACTGTTGTAACAGTTGTTTGGGTTGATTGGGATAGACCGGATGAGTTTGGTTATTTTGACCACCGTATCCTTAACTGGTTAGAACTACAGGGCGATGACTGGGAAGAACAGTATTTTCAAATCGTTAACTTTTTAGAGAACTACGACGTACTTGCAGTCGGTGTAGATGCAAACGGTGTAGGAGATGCAGTAGCGCAACGTTTAAAGCTCCTTTTGCCAAGAGCTGAAGTTATGCCTGTAACATCAAGCCCAAGTGAGCAATCTAAACGATGGAAACATCTACAAGCACTACTTCAACGAGAAATGATTTCCTGGCCTGCTCATGCCAAGACAAGAAGATTACGTACCTGGAAACGCTTTTATCAGCAGATGACTGATGCTGAAGTTCAGTTCAAAGGACCTAACTTTATGGTTGCTGCCCCTGATGAAAGCTATGCTCACGATGACTTTGTTGACTCTTTGTCTATTGCCTGTTCTTTAACTCAGGACTTAGTAATGCCAGAAGTTGTTTCTTCTTCAAATCCTTTCTTCGGTTAACCACACAGGCCCTTTAAAAAGCGAGAAACTATTACCTGGAATGGCCTTCCATATACAACCTTAAGGAGTCTTACTATGGGATTATCCCCAGCACCGCAGTTCCCAGAGCGTGCACCAAATGTGTACGAGCTAAAAGAATCAGGTAATGCAACACGTCGTGGACCACTTCGCTTTGAAGAAGGTATTGCGACAGACACAGATGTACCAAATGATTTTCAGAAGGGCATGATGCAGGGTTACACTCCTGCGCCAGGTCGTCCTAACCACAATGCAAACGTATTCTTAAAGCCAGCTGCAGAAACTCTTGCAGAGCGAGCACACGTTGGTTCTGCCTCATGGGTAGAAGCACCGACATTCCTTGGTGAGTTTGCACACGGAACAAACAATGACTATGCAGCTCAAGTAATTGAGACCAAAGTAGTATCAGGCGGACGCTCACAGCGTCAATCTGCAACAGTCGTAAACGACTAATTTAGACAGACGTCGGTATGCCCCCACAGTAGTGTGGGGGCTATCGGGTTATCAGGAGGAGATGTAATGGCAAGTAAGCCAGCAAATGAAAAACTTTATTTGATGATTGTTGCTCAGGCAAAGGCTAAGTATTCTAACTACCCTAATCCTGGAGCAAGTCATTGGGTTCATGAGCGCTACATCCAATCAGGCGGCAAATTTATTGAAACAAATGAACAAACTCGCAAATTAGAAATGCGCAAGAAAAAGCACGCTAGCGATGTTAAGAAGAAGAGTGCTACAGTTGCTTCTAAGAAAAACGACTCTAAGAAAGATAAGAAGAAAGATAAGTAATGTCATATCTTGATTTTTCTCCACCATCGTATAGAGCCGCATCCAGCGATTTAACCATCTCTATTTCTCCCCTCGGATTAGTAGAGTTAGCTGACGAAGAATTTGAAGTACACGGTCCACGTTTAAACCGCTACTCACTTAACTGGGCAATGTACCTTGGTCACCACTGGGGCTATCGCCGTGAGTCTGGCGAAATGCAAATTGCGGTTAATTACTACCGTGCGTTTAATGACTTTTTATCGCGTTTTGTATTTGGTAAGGGTATTCACTTTCGTTCACCAAAAGCAACGGAAGCAATTATTCCAGACCGCCTAGAACGAATCTGGGAAGTAGACAACGACAAGATGCGTGTTCTACTTGAGATGGGGCAACAAGGCGGAATTACTGGAGACTGTTTTGTAAAGATTGCTTATGAAGAACCTTGGGTAGACTCTGCAGGAGGAAACCACCCAGGTAAAGTTCGTCTTCTTCCTCTTAACTCTTCTTTTGCTTTCCCTGAATTCCACCCGCACGACCGTACTCGTCTACTGCGTTTTAAGCAGAAGTATCGTTTCTGGGGAACATCCCTTGAAGGAACACGTCAAGTATTTACTTACACTGAGATTCTTACAGATGACACAATTGAAGAGTACATCAATGACGAGTTAATTGACTCTCGTCCTAATCCACTTGGGTTAGTTCCTGTTGTACATATACCTAACGTTCCAGTTTCTGGTTCACCTTGGGGTCTCCCAGACGCACACGACATCATCACAATAAACCGCGCTTACAACGAGATATCAACTGACGTAGCAGACATCATTAACTATCACGCTTCTCCTGTGACAGTTATTGTTGGTGCTAAAGCTTCTAACTTAGAAAAAGGAGCAAAGAAGGTTTGGGGCGGTCTTCCAAAAGATGCTCAGGTCTTCAACCTAGAAGGCGGTGCACAAGGTATTGACGGAGCCTTGAAGTACCTAGAACTTCTAAAGCGCTCAATGCACGAACTAATGAACATCCCAGAAACCGCACTGGGTCAAGTTCAACCTATTTCTAATACCTCTGGTGTTGCACTCTCTATTCAGTACCAGCCATTGATGAACCGTTACTCACAAAAGGTTGCTCAGTACGGTATAGGTATTGAGAAGATTAACGAGCTTGCCCTTCGCACTCTTGCTCTAAAAGAGCCAATGCAGTTTATGTACAACCCCGATGAAGACGGCCCAATCAAAGAAGGTCAGTTAACACAACTTGATTTTACAGACCCAATTACTTTCCAAAACTCTGTTCAGTTCCCTCAACCTCTTCCTCTTGATAAGTTGATTATCTTGAATGAGATTCAAACCAAGATTGGTATGGGTCTAGAGTCTAAAGAAGGTGCTTTACGTACACTTGGCGAGGAATTCCCAGAAGAGAAACTACAAGAGATTCGTCAAGAACTCATCTCCGATGCTGGTGCGGATGGAGCTTTGCAACTAGTGAAGATTCAAATCCAGAAAGCAATTATGGATATGACTGGCATGATGCCAGGACCTGATGGAAACTCTGCTATCCCTATGCAACCTACCGAACTTGGTGACGGAGACTTAATGGGAGATGGCATTGAGGGTCCTCCAAGTGAGGACGCTATTAACGACCCAACTCAGCAGCAAATGATGGGCATTGAAAAGAGCCAAGAAGCTGCAATTAGAGAGAGACTTGTCACTGAAGCCTACGGAACTAAAATTCCTCAGAGGAGAGCAGTAGACAAGTAAAAAAATAAATAGCAATATAACGAGATTTTTTATCCTAAATGGTATGAAATTGTCTTGTTAAACCCCAATGTGATACGCCGCAAGGCATACGGACAACGACATAAGAAAAACAGGTGATTAATAATGGCCGATAATCAAGAAGTATTTGAAGCAGCAACTGCAGCAGCAGTTGTAGCTCAAGAAGTGAGTGAACCAGTGGACCAGGTTTTTACTGCAGATGACCTTGCAAAGGCTCGTGCGCAGGAAAAGTCTAAGCTGTATCCTCAAATGGAAAAGATGGCTAAGGAACTTGAGGCTTTGAAGAAAGCACAAGAAGACGAGGTCGCACGTAAAGCTGCTCACGAGCAGTCAGTACGTGAGCTAGAAGAACAAGCTAAAAAGTCCAGGGAAGAAGAAGAACTTTCTGCCAAGGAACTCCTCGCTAAGAAGGAGCAAGAATTCATTGTTCAATTAGACAATGAACGTCTTGAAAGAGAAAAAGCTTTTGCTCTTCTGCATAAAGAACAAGAGCTCAACCAACTTACAAATTATCGTGCAACTCGTGTAGAGCAGGAACGTGACAACATTGTTCCTGAACTCATTGACCTTGTTAACGGTAATACGCAAGATGAGGTTGAGGCTAGTATCACGCTATTGCGTGAGAAGTCACAAAGTATTTTGCAGTCTGCTCAAGCAGCCATGCAATCTGCAAAGCAACAAATGGTAGGCGCACGAGTTACAGCGCCTGCATCAGGACCCCTGGATAACAATTCGGAAAACAATTCGTACACGCCTGATTCAATCAGGGATATGTCATTGGCAGATTATGCGAAACAAAGAGCCAAGCTTCTTGGCACTGCAGCCAGCAACCGTGGTCAGGGACTGTTCGGTTAATCCCCCACCAACCAACTACTGAAAGGACTTGACCTAAATGGCAAGTGCAATTACAGGCTCCTCGCAACTAGCGAGTGCTCCAACAGCTTACTCTGGTTCAAACTCATCTTTGAACCAAGCAATTCAAACAATCTGGTCAAAAGAAATTTTGTTCCAGGCAATGCCAATTCTTCGTTTTGAACAGTTTGCAGTAAAGAAGACTGAACTAGGTGTAGCACCTGGTCTTCGCGTGAACTTCCTTCGTTACAAGAACTTCGCAGTAGACCCATCACCTCTTACTGAAGGTGTCCGTATGACAACAAACGCTCTCACAGCAGAGCAGATTGCAATCACAGTTGCAGAACACGGCTACGCAGTAGCAGTTTCTGAACTACTTTTGAATGCATCATTTGATGACGTAATGGCTTCAGCCTCACGTCTTCTTGGTCGTCACATGGCACAGTACCTAGATGTACAAGCACGTAACACACTTTCTGCAGCAACTTCTGCAGTATTTGGTTATGACCGCTCAGGCATCACAGGTGGCGCTTTCACTAACTACGATGAAGGCACAGCTGCAACAGCAATCTCACAGCTTGATGGAAACCACAAGCTAACAACAGGCGCAATCAAGGATGCAGCTCTTACCCTTGCTGGTAAGAACATCCCTCGCTTAGGTGAGACATACGTACAGTTCGTACACCCAAAGCAGTCTCGTGACCTTCGCTCTAACCCAGAGTTCATTGAAGTCACAAAGTACGCTGCTCCAGGTAACTTCATGCTCGGTGAAATCGGTCGTCTATACGACGTAGTTTTCATTGAAACAACACAGATTAAGAAGCTTGCTGCTGGTGGTACATACACCACTTCATCACTTGTTGGTGCACCAGCATCAGCAGGTAGCATTCCTGTTTCTTCTAACACTGCTCCAGGCTCAGGTGGAAACCCAGAGTCTGCAGATTACACAGCTGAAAAGGGTTACCTAACTTCAGCTACAGGTAACTCAGCAGATGTTTACGAATCAATCATGATTGGTGACAACGCATTTGGTCACGCAATCAGCCTTCCAGTTGAACTACGTGACGGTGGCGTTCTTGACTTCGGTCGTGAGCACGCTCTTGCATGGTACGCAATCTGGGGTCTTGGTGTTATCACCGACCAGGCTATCGTCAAGGTTTACACAAACTAAGACTCGCTTTACCGATGTCTGGGGACCCTACTCCTTCCTGGGTCCCCAGCCATCATTAATCAACAACTAACATAGGAGAAATACACCGTGGCAAACACACCAACAAGTCCGTTAGATGCAACAGGACGCGCAGCAGAAACTGCAGCGAAGAAAAACGCAAAAGCATTACAAGAACGCAAAGATGAAATTTCAATTGCGGCACAAGTTGAGGCAGAGAACTTAGAGAATAATGTCTTTGACCCAAAGAAACCAGATGCTCCACTTGTCCTAGATGACATTGAGAACATCGGAGTTACAACAGCGAATGACTCAGTCATCATTCGCACAATTACAGATATTGACGAGATGACATACGGAGTAGGAAACCACTACAGCTTTAAAGCTGGTGTGAAGTACCGCGTCTCTGGTCATCTTGCGAACTACCTAGAAGAGCTCGGATATATTTGGCGGCCTAACTAAGCCTCCAAAAAGTAGTCCGACCCTCAACTGGTTCCCGCCCTCCTCCCAGTTGGGGGTTGGACCTTTTTTATTGCATTATTTTTGAGATGATTGCTTCATACAGCTTTTGGAGGTTACGTGGCTATTCTTACAAGCTTGGCAGGACGATTACGGTCCGAGCTTGGTGACTTCCCTAAATCGTTTGTTTTCCAAGTAACAGCTGATGGAACGTCAACTCGCTACTTAGTTCCGTACTCCCCTCTTGATGGCCTTAACTTAATTGTTACCGTTAATGGCGTAGACGTTTCTACAACCGTAGAAGTTGAAGAAGCAACTGGATACATTGTTTTTGACACCGCTCCTTTGTCAGGTCGGTTGATTGTTGTTGCTGGAAATTACTATCGCTACTTTACCAGCGCTGAAATTGAGCAGTTTGTTACTACAGCTTTTCAACAGCACACCGCAAATCACAACGACTCTTATGGTCGTTCTGTTGCTATCTCAACTCTGCCTACCTTAGAAGAGTACCCAATACTTGTTTATGCTTCTACCTTAGCTCTTTACACCTTAGCTACTGATGCTTCTTTTGACATTGACATTACCGCTCCTGACGGAGTTCAGATTCCTCGTTCTGAACGCTACCGTCAGTTGATGCAGATGATTGAAGTACGTAAGAATCAATACAAAGAGCTCTGTTCACAGCTTGGTATTGGTCTTTACAAGATTGATGTATTCAGTCTACGTCGTATCTCTAAGACAACAAACCACTACGTCCCAATCTACGTACCTCAAGAGATTGATGACAAGGAACCTAAGGAACGCGTCTACATACCGATACCTACTTACGGTGGTATAAAGAAACTAACCTCTGCGTTTACTCAAGATTTGTATGTCTACACTGGAGACAGCTACTCAGTACAGATTCAGTTTGGGTTTGAGGTCAACGGCTATGTTGCTAAATCAGAGATTCGTCCTGCTCCAAATAGCCCAATCTTACTTGCATCTTTTACAACCTCCTACCCCAATGTAGGAGCCGTAGATGGGACTGGGTTACGCACACTGCAGCTAGACTTAACTTCTACACAAACAAAGAAGCTTCCTGGAGTCTGCTATTATGACGTACAGCTAACTGACTCAAATGGGTTGGTACATACCTACGTTACTGGAAAAATCTTCGTAACTGCGCAGGTGACTCAATGATTCAATACGTTCGCCCAAGTGAGTCCGCAGGGACAAATCCAGACGTTGTTCTTATTTCTGCTCCAGCTCCAGGAAGTATCTCTGGAATAAATCCAGTAATAGTTGGGGGACCTGGAAGTCAAGCTCTCGCATATACTCATACCCAGGGAACATCCTTGGCTGTGTGGGTAGTAACGCACAATCTTGGATGGCACCCAAACGTAACCGTTCAGGACTCGGGTGGATCAATCGTTGAAGGTGAAATAGCCTACACGAACACAAACTCCCTTACGATAACTTTTACTGGCGCATTCAGCGGCAAAGCGTATCTGTCTTAAGGAGATGAGATAAATGGCACGTAAGTATTTAACGTCACTAGATTTAACTAAAAACGAGTTGCAAAATGCTCGTATTCAAAACTTAGCAACTGACCCGTCAAGTCCTGTAACAGGTCAGGTTTACTACAACACTGCTTCCAATGAAATGCGTGTTTACAACGGAACCATTTGGGAAGCTGTTGGACTTAACGGTGTTACCGCTGACGCCGCAGAAATTAACATCCTTGATGGCGCAACACTTACCACTACAGAGCTTAACTATGTGGATGGCGTAACCTCTGCTATCCAGACTCAGATTGATACTAAGTCTCCTTCTAACAACCCGACCTTTACGGGAACCGTAACACTTGACACAGGTGTCAACCTTGTATTTGAAGGCGCAACCCCTAACTCATTTGAGCTCACCCTTACCTCTGGTGACCCAACGG